AGCGTCGGGGCGACCACCGCGAAATGCCCGCCCTTTACCTCGGCGCATTGCGTCCGCAGCGGCTCATCGGCGGGGAAATTGCGCTGCGTGGATCCGTTGGCATGTTCCGTCAGGTAGGGCACGACGATGCCCATGGCGTTACCCGTTCCTGGTCGGGCCTGTTCGCCGCCGGCCGTGACCGTGTGCAAAGGTTCGTCCAGCGGTGAACCGACAGCGCCCGCTCGGAATTTGGTGACGTGCGGCACGGCCACAGCCATGCCGTGGCTTGCCGTGACCGTCTTGAGGGGTTCATGAATGCCGCTGCCCCGGAAGCAGTCGTACACCGTGCGATTGCTGGTGTGATTGCATTTCACGATAAACGGATCCGCCGCATCAACCACATAGCGGCGAATCCCGCGCGCGATACGCTTCATGGTTGCCTCGGCCAGCGGCCGGGTGCGCTCGAAGATCGAGGGGCAGGGGATAGACCAGTCGATGCACTCGGCGGCGGTGCGCCAGGGCTTGAGCAGGCCGGACAGCACAGCGGGGGAAGTCGGGGCACCATGCGTCGGCGAGGGCCAGACAATAGGCTGTCCGTCGCAGCGTGCGATCAGAAAGAGCCGCTTGCGGATGGTGGGGGCGCCGAAATCGCAGGCACGGAGTTCTCGGTGTTCGACGCGGTAGCCCTTTTCCTGCAGCTGGTGAATGAAGGACTTGAAAGTCTTGCCCTTTCGCTTGGGGCAAGGCTGGCCGTTTTCGAGCAACGGACCCCAGGTGCGGAACTCTTCGACGTTCTCAAGCATTATTACGCGGGGGCGGACCAGAGCGACCCAGCGCAGCACAATCCACGCCAGGCCGCGGATGCGCTTTTCGCGCGGCTTGCCGCCCTTGGCCTTGCTGAAATGCTTGCAATCGGGGCTGAACCAGCCAAGGCCAACGGGCCGGCCCTGCGTCACCTCCAGCGGATCCACATCCCATACCGACTCGCAGTAGTGGCGCGTCTGCGGGTGGTTCATGCTGTGCATTTGGATGGCTTCGGCGTCGTGGTTGATTGCCACGTCTACGCAGCGGCCGAGCGCCATTTCGATGCCGGTTGAAGCGCCGCCGCCGCCGGCGAAGTTGTCGACAATAATTTCTTGGTTGATGTCCAGAACGAACTGGTCACGGATCATGTGTAACTCCAGGGGGATGGGATACGATCCCGGTTGCCACGAAGGGCAAATCGCGAGGGATGCAATGAAGGACATTGAGTTTGAAGACTGGCGGCTCCACATCTTCTGGGGCGCTGTTGCCGTTACTGCGGGTATCGCGGGCTTTGTCTTCGCTTGGGGATGGCGTGACCTATCAGCGGCTTCGGCAAGCGACGGACTGCTTGACGCGCCAAGCTGGGTCCAAGCGATCGGCTCAATTGGCGCATTGGTTACAGCGTTTCTGGTGGTCGACGCTCAGAGACGTAATGCGAAGAGGGAAAAAGCAGATCAGAGTGCGGATCAACTGTATGCGGTCAGCCACATAATTCAGTCGTGTCAGTCACGCTTGAATCAGATCTATGGACAGTTCCAAGCGACCGATTACTTGAGGCCTATCCTGCAGGCGAGGCGATACGAAGCAAAGTTGCGTGCCCCATACCGTGCCCTAGCCGCTGTTCCGATTCATGAGGCACCTTTTGCGTTCACGAGCAAACACCTCATACCTGCTCTCTACCACTTGGAAATGTGCCTCGAGTTAATCAATGAAATCGGTACGGTGAATTTGCCGGGAGAGACGGAGCGGCTGACATTGCTTCATCAAAAGTTCGCCAGGGAGCAGTGGTCAGTGCATGCATCTTGTAAGTTGGCGTTAAGGCTCATCGAGATGCATATCCAAAAATTTGAACGAGCATCCTGACGTCAGCCTGGCTCGCAAGGTGCGCGGGTGTTAGGCGCTGACGCCTCCGCCCTCTGCCGGCCCTGTGGGGCGGCAATAGCGGCTTCGTAATGCTCCGTAGAGCAGTACCCTTTCCCCACGTGCAGGATGTTGGAAGGGCGGCCGCAATGGCAGGCCGGGAAGGCGTCAGCGCGGTTGGCGTCGTACCATGCCTGGGCCTCAGTGCTGTAAGGGTCGTCCTCTGCGGGGATGTGACCTGGCCCCAAGAGACCATTGCCAATCCACTGCATGGCCGCTTCTGCGCCTTTGCCATGCCTCCATTCGATCCAGGCTGCTTGGTCCGCAACAACCATGTTGTGAACGATCTTGCTCAGTTCATCAATCAAGCGTTGCTGGCGCGCGGCCTCCCGCGCATCGGCGGCGGCTGTTGCCGTCCAGCCCGCCGTAACAAGGGCGGTGCGCATTCGTTCGCGGAAGTGTTCGTGCGAGTCGCGCGTCAACGCAGCGCGCGGGGTTTCTGCGAACCACGCATTTACAGCCGCGTCTACCAATTCGACCGGGGGCGCATTGTCGGGGGCGGTCATGACGTCGCTTCCTCTTCAGTGGGGATTTCCGCCTGGCCGGCTGCGGCTGCTGCTTCGGCTTGGCGGCGTTGCTTTTCGGCTTGCTTGGTTCGGGCGGTTTCGACAGCGCCGTGAGCCTGGAACAGGTCCAGCAGGGCAGCAGCCGGGATGGTGATGGTTTCGGTCGCTACGCGGCCTTCCTGGATGTCTACGAGGGTTGCGCGCTGGTTGGCGCCCAGTCCCTTGATGAAGGCGTCGACGCCGCTGATGAGCGGGGAGACGACTTTGCGGGGCAGGGCGCGGCCGTGGATGGTGCTGGCGGTCACTTTCGCTTTGCCGGCTGCTCTGGCCTGGTCCACTTTGCCGGTCAGAAACTCCCCGGCTTGGGTGCCGTGCTTGCGTATCGCGTCGATTGCGACCTCGACAGAGACAGCGCCATTGCGGACGAGCGCATGCACATCAGGTTCGGCGTCCGCGAGGACGAGATAGTTTTCGATGTGTGGCCGGCTGCGGTGAACGAGCGTTGCTATTTCCTCCGTATCCAGACCCATTCCGCGGAACCGCTTAAAGCCCCGCGCCGCTTCCAGTGGTCGCAGCTTGACGCCTTCGTTGCTGGTGTAGATGCGTGCACGGCGTTCTATCTCATTGCCCTGGAACCCGACGACGGCCACCCACTCGATGGGCGCGCCGCGCTGGATCGCCCGTCCAATCGCGTCATAGCGGCGATGACCGTCCACCACCTCCACGCCAGAACCGTCCGGCAGGGCGATGACTTCGAGCGCGGGAAATGTGCCTCCGGCCAGAATGTAGGAGGCCAGGGCTTCGATACCGGTTTCGTATTCGTCATCCAGGTCGCGGAGGTTGAAACCCTCTTTCACGCGGATATCGGAATAGCGGACTTTCATTGCGTCGGCGCGTTTAATCGTGCCGTCCTTGATCATCGTCTTAAACGATGCAGGGGGATGGGTCATGCTGACACCTTTGGTGGGTTGAGATACGATTTCGCGTCGACATCGAGGGAAGAACAATGGACGGGGGATTCAACTGGTGGACCCATGGCTTGGGAGTGGGTGGCATGCTCATCGGATTGATGGGGGCAATTCCTGGAGTTTTGGCTCTGATGAAGGACACCCCGGAGTCGCAGCGACTCAGAGGGGTGTTGAAGCGAATACCTGGGCTTGCCTTTGCGTGCTCCCCAGGGGTCGCTATGTGGGCCGGGTTTCCGTTGATAGCTAGCGCTTTAGCGGCAGCAGTTGCGTTGGAATGCGCCCTGAGCATGGGCGACGAAAAGCCGAACTCGTCAACCATGGTGATGCTGGTAATCATGTGCATGATGTGTTCAATCGGTCTGACCCTTGGTCTAACCGATCGAGTAATCGACATAGTCGACGCACAGGGAAAATCAATTTCGAGCTTGCTCGAAGTCGTAAAAGACTATGCCGCGCGTCTTGAGGAAGCCGAAAGCGAATTGGCCTCGCTTCGAGCAAGTCAACGCAACCGCTAGACGGAGATGGCCGCGGTGTGTCTGGGGCTCAGATCCGTTCATATTGCGAAGCTCAGCAACCAAGCAAGAATTGGGCGGCCGAAGAGAAAGAACGCTGCGAAGCCGATGCCAGAGGCCCAAGCCCACACGCGCGGAATATCTGCGTCACTGTTCCAGTTCCCTTGTCCGGCGTGATCCCGAGGTGCGATAAAGTCGCCGATCTGGCGAGTAACTCTCGGGATGGACGGCCACTTGCGGAAGCGTGCCGCAAGTGCGGTCGTTGTGATTGCGTTCATATTGCTTCCCATGGATCGGCCGCGACATAGCGGCGGTTGAAGTGTTCGCCGATGGGGACCAGGGCCACCGCCGCCAGGGCAAGCAGGGCCAGGCCCCACCAGAAGGCGGGGATAGTTGAGGGCATGGGGATTTGCGCGGGGTGCGCGGTGGTGGGCTTTGGAGAGCGGGCCGGTAGCCCGGTTAATTCCTGAAAGTCACTTTCAGCGCCGGTGACGTTGCGGCGCCGGCCCGCTCTCCGAAGCCGCCCCGATAGACGGGGCAGGGCAGGGAATTACAGCTTTCCGTTTCGGTCCAGCACGCTGAGGATGGGCGCGAGGATATCGAGCAGGGCTTCCAGAAACTTGATCATTTGATTGCTCCGTGGGTTGGGGGGCGCGGCTTAGCTGGTGCCGAGGCCCCGCTTGCGCGTCGGGTTGAATATCGTGTTTTCGGGATCGCTACCGCCAAACATCGGCTCTCCTCATCGTGTCCAGGCACAGCGCCTGCCGATACCCCGCCCGCGGGGCATGAGCCGGGGCTGTCAGGCGGCGAAGCGCGGCACGAAGCAACCCACCAAGCGGCCGGTGTTTCGATTCATGTGCGAGTCGATGCCGTACAGGTCATGCAGGAAATTGAAGTCGTCGGCGTGGAGCCATTCAGCTAGGCACAACGGCGTGCCGTTTAGGTGGCAAGCGGTGATGTCCATTTCGCTGTTAAGGCGGTTGCGCTTCTTCAAATGGCCCGCCGTTTCGGCGCGGTCGAGAATTTGGTCTATCAGGGCCTTGTCTTCGTCGTTGGGGGTCCAGTTGATTTCGGTACGTGCGGGTGTCGGCATGGTCATTTCCTCAGTGCTGGGGCGGGTGGGGGGGCTTCGGGACGGGGACGAGCGTGCCGAAGTCGTCCATAACCGCGTTCGTAAGCAACGGTGCACCCCAGGTTTCGTCACTGACGCTTTCCCAGGCGCACCAGTAGCGGCGGTCGTAGTAACGGCGGTTGCCAAAGACCCCGCCCGGCGTCTCGTCCATGTAGCAACCGCCTACGTGATCGTGTGTCTCGATGATGGTCATGGGGGCGGTTATTCAGCGGCCTTTTCCAAAGCCTGAGTTGCTTCGTCCAGTGCGTTGCAGACCTCGTCGAGGGCGTCGATGGCCTCTTGCATTGAGTCCAGCGCCTCCTGGGCCTTCGTGCCTTTCTCGCCGTCCTGAAGCGACTCGGGCATGTTGTCGAAGGCGTCTTGCTCGTCGCTGAGCGGTCCGCTTTCCAGATCGTCCTTGAGGCTTTCCGCTTCGGACTTCAGGGTTTCGATGCGCTGGCGCAGGGCGTCCAGTTGCTTACGGCGGTCTTTGTTCATGGTGGGGTTTCCTACGGGGTGGGCTTCGGTAAGCGCTGACCCGCAGCGCTGGCCGAAACCGCCTGGTCGAGTTCCAGGCGTTTCTCTGCCGTCTATCCGGCCTGTTTCCCCTCTAAGCGTTCCGCTTGCATTGGCTGCTGCGCTGACGCCCGGTTGCTGTTTCGCGCCACCTACGAGGAACTGGGCGCGCCCTTGCGCGGCCCCGTTGGGGGCGGCGGTCGGGTCTGACTGGTTGTTAAAGAGCGGTAAACAAGTGTTGATCGAATAGTAAACATTAGTTTTGCGTTGGTCAACAAGTGTTGATTTGGGGTTAAAAAAAAGCCGCCCCACGCGAGAGGCGGCTTCTAGATGACGGTTAGGTCCTACTGAGAGCGAACTTTACTGGGGGGCACGATCGCACCAATCGCGTGGATCTTCTCAACTTGGCCAGAATGAAGGCTCATTCGGATTTCGCCGTTTACCGACAGAACCTCAATATCACCACCACGGCGCCTCACGAGCAGTTCCTTGACCATCTTTCGGCCATCGGCCAACTGCAAGGCCACATACTCGCCTGGCTCGATTTCCGCATTGGGCTCTACGACGACATACCAGCCGTTGCGGATAGCAGGTTTCATGCTGTCACCCCGGACACGTAGCACATACGCCTCTGGGTCCGTCGATGCGTGGAGGATGTAGCCGTCGCCATGCCCCTCGGGATATGCCAACTCTTCGTAAAAACCGTTCTCGCCAAGCTGAGCCATACCTACTACCGGAATCAATCGCCCAGGCGTTGCCCGCCCGACGTATTCGGGCGAAGGCTCGGCCACTAAGTGCCTGCTGGTGTCTAAGGGGGCGGCGACGGTGTTTGCCCGCCGTGCGGAGTCGTCGAGGATGCGTTGGGCCGAATCTAGCCCGTCAATCTCGGCATCTTGCAGTTCTTCAACCGACAGGCCGAACGCGCGCGCAATAGGCGCCGCATAGCTCGACTTCTTACTGTCGCGCTTTTCGAGCTGATCGATGGTTTGCCCGCTGGTGCCCGCGAGTTCTCCAAGGGCGTCGTGCGTCAAGCCCTTTGCGAGTCGGAGAAAGCGGATGTTCTTACCCATTGCCATGGGGCGCACCTTATCAACATTGGTTTATAAATTCCATCAACGTAAGTTGACTGTTTGGTAAACAAGCGTTTACCATCGGCCAACCTCACTAGATCCAATGATGGACCCATGGAACCCACTCAATACAAGCATCGCCCTGCGCTGGAAGCGGCCTGCAAGCTGGCCGGTTCCCAAGCCGCCCTGGCCCGATTGATCGGTGCATTCCCACAGCAGATCGGCAATTGGCTCACCAGGGACAAAGAAATTGATCCGGGCTATTGCGCACGTATTGAGTCCGCTCTCAATGGCCGCGTAACACGCCAGCAGCTTCGACCCGACGACTGGCACAGCGTATGGCCCGAGCTTGCCCGCGAGGCGGCAATAGCGCCTTAGCGGTTGTTCCTCTTGCTTCGCATCTTACGAAGGGCGAAGCCGCACCGAAACCCTGATATTTCCCGATTCCAAGGTATGCCCGATGACCAGCCGCCTGAATTCCCACCACTGGCTTGATGTTCTCTATAACGATGTGCGCAATGCGCCAGGCGGCGTCAAGGACGCGGCCAGCTTTCTTACCGAGCGCCGCGGCAAGCGGATCCACTACGAATCGCTGCGCGCCAAGCTGAGCGGCCAAGAGGGCGAGTCGATTACGTTCGAAATGGCGGACCTGCTTACGGAATGGCTTGCGCAGAAGGTGGGGGGCGCTGAATTGGCCCACCGCTGGGCGCAGACCTACGCGATGGTCGAGCATGGGCTTACCTGCTTGGATGTGCCCGCGCCGCCAGAGGGCGGCTGGCCCGACGAAATGAAGGCCATTCACGAAAAGGTATTGAAGGTCGGCGCCACGGTCGGGGGTTTGAACGCTTCCACGCTGGAGGCGATGGCGGATGGCCAAATCGACCCGGATGAACGAAGCGCGCTGTACACGCTCTTCATGGACCTGGCCGTATTGGCTTTCCGTGGCGCTCGTAATGTGTCGAGGGTTCAATGCTGACCCGTGGAACGTCAGGTGTACCCGTGCGGGCGCGTATCGCGTCCACGGAGCGTAAGGGGGGCGCGCTGGCGCGTGCGGCTGGGCAACTCTGCGGGAACGATCGGTTCCAGGCTTGGGTTGTTGCCCGCACCGGCGCTGCCCCCCAGGGCGTGACTGCTCAGCAGCATGCCGCGCAATTCGTCCGAAATGCCTGCGGCATTACCAGCCGTGCGCAGCTGGATCACAACGCCGAAGCCGCCACGCTCTTTCATGAAGCCGTGCGCAAGCCGTTTGTGAAGTGGAGCGGCATCTATGGCTGACTGCCTGCACATGTTCCGAGGGTATCGGGTGCCGGCTGAGGCCGTGCAAGCGGTCAAGCAGGCCATCATCAACACGCCGCGACGTGTTGATGTCCCGGCCCTTCGGAGCATCGTCGAGCCTGCCCTTGTGCCGGTGGATCCGTGGCGCAGTACGACGCGTGCTGTTGCTGCGGCATGTGCCGTTGAATCGTTCCTGTTCGATGCCACCCAGGCCGGCCTGGTCGTTCGGCGGGCGAATGGCTGGAAGTTCCCCTACTGGTCGCGCGTCAGGAATGAGCCGGGGGCGGTATGTCGTTGATGCGCCGCACTCCGCTCACGAACAAGACGCCGATGAAGCGCAGCAGCACGCCGATGATGCGTGCCGCGCCGATTCGGACCACCCCCATGCCGCCCCCGCGCGCAGCCATCAAGGCGCGCAAGAAGGGCAAGAAGCCGCCCAAGACTATTTACCGCAACCCGGCGCTGCTGGCGCTTGCCAAGGGCGAGGAATGCAATACACGCGTGCCTAGCTATTGCTGGGGTGGGACCGAAAGTACGGTTTCCGCCCATTCGAATCGGACGCGCGATGGCAAAGGGAAGGGGATCAAGGCCCATGACTGGGCAATCACCTTCGCTTGCGGCGGTTGCCATTTCTTCCTGGATCAGTCCACGGCCCCACGAGAAATGAAGCTGAGCTATTTCATCCCCGGCTTGCGCCTTACGCGCCTGCGCATCATCGCTATGGGCAAGTGGCCCGATGAGGCCGAGCGGGGGTATCAACTTTTGTATGGAGAGTCGTCATGAGCGTTCAGGCGATGACATGGGCCTTGGCGCAAAGGGTTGTGACCGAGGCATCCGCCCGTCACGTGCTGCTGTGCCTTGCCAATTATGCGGGGCCAAAGGGTGAGGGCGCATTCCCCTCTGTGGCCACCCTGGCGGAAGACACCGGGCTGTCCACTCGCACGGTGCAGAACAAGCTGCGTGAGTTGGAAAGCCAAAAGGTAATACAGCGCGGCAATCAGGATCTGGTCAAAGCCTACATCCGGCGAGCCGATCAGCGTCCGGTTTGCTACGACATTGATCTTTCACGGGGTGCACCAGTTTCACCCCGCGTGGAACATTCCGAGGATCAAGAGCGGGGTGCAGCTGCTGCACCCCGTAACGAACGGGGTGCAAATGGCGACGCCACGGGGTGCAATTCACGACGTCACGGGGTGCAAATGGCGACGCCACGGGGTGCAGCAGCTGCACCCGAACCGTCATTGAACCATCAAGGAACCGTCAATGAACCTAAAGGCGTGCGCAAGCGCTCGCCGGGGTTCGACCCGATGAGCTTGGAAATGCCGGACTGGCTGGATGCAGAACTGTGGGGGCGCTGGGTACGTCACCGCGTGCAGATCCGTAAGCCGTTGACCGAAGAGGCAGCAAAGCAGCAGGTCATGGACCTGGACGGCTTTCGCAAGCAAGGCCATACGCCGGAGGCAGTCATCACGCACGCCATCGGGAAAAGCTGGCAAGGGCTGTTTGTCCCGAGCGGTGCAGCAGCTGGGGGCGCACCGCGCCCAGGCAAGTTCAATCCGACCGCCCACGTAAACCGCAATCGCACTCGCCCCCAAGGAGGCAACGACTATGACGATGGTCGCACAATCGACGCCTGAGCAGGCTGTCAACGCGTGGCTGCTGCCTCGCACGAAGCTCGACGGCATTTCGGCAATCGATCACCTCTGGAATCGCCTCTCTGGCACGTATGGGGGGCGCTGGCTCAAGGACTTCCCGGACATGGACAGTATCGAGAACTGGAAGACCGCGTGGGCCGAGGCGTTGCACGATGATCACGTCACGCCGCATGAGGTTGCGGATGGGTTGCGGGCCTGCCGCCGCATGTTCCCGGACTGGCCGCCTGCCGTGGGTGAATTCATTCGCGCGTGCCGCCCCGCGCTGGAACCCGAGGTGGCGTTTTACACGGCTGTCGCGGGAATGGCGGCGCGCCACAACGGCGAGCAAGGCACCTGGCCCCACCCTGCCATTTTCTGGGCGGCAGTGGACGTGGGGGCGCACGATCTCCAGCACTGCCCGTACACGACGATGAAGGCCCGCTGGGAGCGGTCTTTGAATGAGGTGTTGGCCCGTGGTGAGTGGAAGCCGATTCCCGCAATCGTTAAGGCATTGCCAACGCCGCCCGCTACCGCGCAGACCCGCGCCCAGGCCGAAGAGCAAATGCGCAAGATCGGCGCGACTGGAATCATGAATCAGTCTGGCCGTGATCCGATGCGCGGATGGAGGCGGGTGATTGCCGAAACCGAGAACCCCAAGGGCAAGCGCTACTCGCCTGGAATCGTGGCAATGGCGCGGAATGCGTTGCGCCTGGGCGCAGGGCAGGGGGCGCAGTCATGAGCGGCGCAATGGCACGCAACAAGGGCGCGTCGTATGAGCGCAAGGTTGCCAACATGCTGACCGAGGCAACCGGCAAGGTGTGGCGGCGGCGAGTGCGTAATGCGGCGGACGATAGCGATGTCGTTGCCGATGATCCGGCGTTCGCGCGCCTCAGCATTGAATGCAAGCACGCCAACACGCTCTGTCTGCCCGCATGGTGGCGTCAGGCGCAGCAGCAGGCCGGGGAGCAGGGCGTGCCGGTGCTGATCTACAGACAAACGGGGGCGCGGGGCGAATCGGTGATGATCGACGCCCACGACGTGAACCCGAAGATTTTTCCTGTCCGGGGGCGGCACACCGTGACCCTGGGGTGGGAAGCAGCAATGCAATGGATGCGGGAAATGCTGCCCGCGAAAGTGACTTTTTCTCCGGGGATTTACTGATGACCACCTTGACGCTTTCCCGCCTGGCTTCGACCCCAGTCGTAGAGGCGAAAGCCACCCGACTATTCGCTACCGCTCATGCGGCGCTGACCTTCGCGTACAACCATTCTGATCAAGTCTATGACAAGCCGGTGATTGGCCGGCTGGCTCAAGGCCCTTCATCGGGCAAGGGGCTTGGGGGCGCGGACGGAACGGGGCAGGCAGGAATCATCTTGGGCGCGCTGGAGCCAATGCCGCGCCTTTACCGGGCCATTCTTGTCGCGCGCTTTGCTCCTCGCACGGACAAGTGCAAGTGCTGCCAGGGCACGGTAGACCGACATGACTGGCTTGCGGCGGTGCGCGAAATCTCCGACGCGGCGGCGTGTGATGCGTTATCGGCGCATCCGACGCCGCGCGTCTTGCGTGACGCCATCGTGGCCCGGTACTTCGGGAAGGACGTAAAGCTGTCAGATGCTGCCGACCGTGCGGGCGTGAGCGCTGCCACGGCGACCAATCACAACGGCAAGATCAAGCTGTGGCTCTATGGCACGCGCACCACGAAACAGAAGCGCGGCGAACGTGGCGCGGGGCAGAAGGGCGTTGAGGCGTTGGCGATGGAATTCGCCGCAGACCTGTTGTCGGCAAAAGGTCTTTGTGATTGACCTATTGCAAGGTTGAATTTTCTCTGCTAAAGTTCGACCTGTTTAGTCACTTTGAATAAGTGCGTACAAAGAAAGCCCGCCAGCGAAAGCAGCGGGCTTTTTGCGTTGTTTCGTGATGGATTGATTAATTAGGGTGCGTACCTAATTTAATGACCGATGGTTAGGGAACTGCGTAGCTAACCTAGTTGTCTATCTATTAGAAGTTGCTGAACTTGTTGGCTTGCTAACACAGAAGTTTGTTAGGTAGCTAACGCAGCAGCTAACGTGTACTCTATTAGCGAGACTGACTGTAGTTCCCTAACTCGCTTCCTTGCAGTCTTTAGTTCATTTGCTCTTTCGTTTAGCTTTGTGTAAATTGAACCTCTTGACACGCTGCCGTGCGTTCTCACGGCCCAAGAAAAGGAGCCCAATATGACCATGACCCGTGAACAGGATTTCGGTAGCTGAATTGTTTTGTAGCAATTTCAGCGATCTACCAATAGAATGAGGCGCCTAACCGGCGCCTTTTTCTATGCTTGCTTCCATCCTAGCTTTTCTGAAGATCAACCCCACCGTTCCGATCATCGCGCTCACAGCGCTGGTCGCTCTGGCGAACTGGCGATCACAGCAGAGATTGACGCGTGCGAAACATGCCATTGACTTACAGAACAACTACGTGTGTTCTGAAAGAGTTCTCAAGGACATGTACCGTGTTGCCGACCTTTCAAAGAAGCTTTCTACCGAAGAGGTGGAGCGACTTTCCAAGATTGATGCCACGACGCCGGCAACCGAAGGCGACCGGGCAAACCTAGAGAGCATTAGGAACGTACTCAACTGCTTTGAACGCATGGCAATTGGCATTCAGCAGGATGTGTATGACGAAGGCTTATTGTTTAATTCTTATGCCACATTTGTGACCGATGTGTGGACCTCATTTCGCCCCTACATCCGGGCGAAGCAGGTTGGGAACAATCGCTATTACAAGGCCTTTGATTGGTTGGCGGTAAATTGGATGACCAAAAAGGAAGCAATTAGGATGAAGGAGCACAGAGGATAGCTCTCGCTTTCGTGTCCAATGGACCCGCCTCGGCGGGTCTTTGTGTTTGGGCTCTTGACAACAAGAGGGGGCCGCCCAGGTCTTCCTGGAGGCGTGCCTCAGCAGTCATCTCATGACCACCAGTTTTTGCGGCCTACTACTAGTCTTTGCTCCCGCATAAGATTGTCGGCATGCGTGTCGCCACAATGTCGGCGGACAGATCTCGACCTGTCCACAACGTGGCCTTCGCCGCCTCACGGCATGCGATTTCCAGGTCTGCGCAATCCATTTTCTTCATCGAGCTACTCGCCTACGCAACCGAAATGTCGAGGCGGCGGCCGAGGTCATGGAACGCGGCCTCGATTGCTTCCAGCTTGGAACTGTGCGACAGATCTAGCAGGCGGTCCACTTGCGGATTGTGTACGCCCAGGCGGCGTGCCAGTTCGGTCTTGCGGATGCCTTGCTGGACCATTTCGTTAGACAGAAAGACCTTCGCGGTCGCCAGCGCGCCCAGCGTCACGCTGCCATCCCCTACAGACGTAGGCAGGGGGATCGGCCGGCGCGCGTCGATGTACATCTGTAGGACAGCTTCAAGCCCCTCTGCGGCGTTGGCCTGCAGGTCGTGTTCGCCTTCGCTGACGGACGCGCCTTCAGGCAGATCCGGGTACTGAATCAAGTTCGTGCCGTTCGTGTCCGGCGTCAGGGTGTAGCAGTAGGTCAACATGGTGTGTCCTCTGTGATTGGGGAGGCATTCATACAACGGGTAAGAGGCAGCCCTTGCGGGCCACCTCCTTTACTTCAGTCCAAGATCCTTTTTGATCTTCTCTACCAGCCCTTTACCTATCTCTTTGGTGCCGTGGTCTGGAAAGCTTGTTATCCGATCGCCAAGGGTTGCTTTGAAGTGGCTGCTACCTGATTTGTGGGGTTCCAACTTCACGCCCTGTTTCAGCAGCCACCGCCTGAACTCGCTGTATTTCATTACCTCCCCTTCGTTGAATCGATAAGGAATTATACATCATAAAAGATGTATGAGGCAATTTATTTGTTGTATTTTCTGTCCCTTCGTCACCGAGGGCCGCGCGCTGGGCATGGCGTGCGGGGAAGGGATCATCGCGCCGGGCGGTGTGCAGTTGGTGGCACCCGGCACCAGTTCAAAGACAGGTGGAAGCCATGAAGATCTACACCAATAAGCAGCACCGCGATGTGCATACCGCAAAGGTCGAGCAGGACGTGGCGTTACGCGTCATTGCTGAGCGCGTAGCGGAAAAATTGGGTGTCAGTTTGGATTCGCCCACCGTGTCGTACAGGGCGTACATCACTAGCCGCTCTACCAGCACGGGATACACGTATGACGTCGAGGTCGAGATCATCGACGATCATGCGGCCATAGTGACGGCGGCGTAGGCATGGCGAAGCTCAAGACACTCAAGCCGCGCATTGCGATGGCTGGTTCGAGGCTGACCGCAGCGCCCACGCCCAGCGCCAAGCGCATGACGGGCCGCAAGCTGCAAGCCCGTCGGTTGCGCGTATGGTCCACTGATCCGCACTGCGCGCAATGCGGAGCGTTGACCCTGTACCCGCACGGCTTCGAGCTTGACCACAAGGTAAGCCTGTTCGATGGCGGCGAAGACTCCGACGCAAACACGCAGGTGCTGTGCGTATCCCGCGATGCGCACGGACGCAAGACCGGGTGCCATGACGCCAAGACACGGCAGGACATGGGGTACAGGGGCCGCGCGTAGTGGCACAGCACACAGTCATGGCAGAGGGGGGCGGGTCGAAAGTCTGGCGCGTTGCCGGACTGGAAACCACCTGTTCCCTCACGCGCAGAAAATTTCCCCGTTTCGGAAAATTGTTAACCCACTTTTGTTAACTAAAACCTATGGCCTTAACCGACAAAAAGCGCCGATTCGTCGATGCGCTGCTGTCGGGTCTATCCGGTGCGAAAGCCGCTATCCATGCGGGTTACAGCGAAAACGGGGCGGCCCAAGCAGCCGCCCGACTGATGCGTGACAAGCATGTTCTGGCAGCCCTGGGGCGCAATGCCGAAGTTAACAAGGGAGTTAACAAAAATCGGGTTAACAAAAAGGCCGAAGCGGCGAATACCACCGAGCCGAATTCGCCAGCGAGCGGACCACACGACACCGCCGCCGACACTGGCCCTATGGACGGAATCGGCCTGAAAGCTCTGGGGCTTACCTCGGATCCGCGTGAAGTGCTGGTGGCCATCATGAATGACGCGTTGGAAGAACCGAAGCTTCGGTTGGAGGCCGCGAAGGCGCTCATGCCCTTTACGCACGGGAAGATTGCAGAACAAGGCAAGAAGGGGGCAAAGCAGGCGGCAGCAGATAAGGTCGCTGCCGGTGGGCGGTTCGCTCCGCCGCCGCCTCCAACTCATCTGCGCGTTGTCGGGAAGGGGTAAGCCATGGCCTGGACGACCGCATGCCCGGATTGGGCGGAACGCCTGCGCACGCGCAACTCGATCATTCCGCCGCCGATCTACCCCGACCAGGCCGAATATGCGCTTGGCATCTTCAAGCAGCTCAAGGTCGTGGATCTGGCGCAAGTCTATGACGAGGCCATCGGGACGTACCGACACCAGACCTTCGGGGAATGCTCCGAAGAGTGGGTATTTGACTTTGTGCGGGCAATCTTCGGCGGCTATGACGTCGACACCGGAAAACAGCGGATCCGCGAATATGGACTGCTGATCAGCAAGAAGAACACGAAATCGACTATTGCCGCCGGCATCATGCTGACGGCGGTGATCATCTGCTGGCGTCAGGAAGAGGAACACTTGATTCTGGCTCCGACCAAAGAGGTCGCAGATAACAGCTTCAAGCCGGCGGCCGCGATGGTTCGAGCGGACGAGGAACTATCAGACATGTTCCACGTCCAGGACCACATCCGCACCATTACCCATCGGACGACGCGCAACAGCCTTAAGGTGGTGGCCGCCGACACCGACACGGTATCGGGCAAGAAGTCGGGTCGCATCCTGGTTGATGAACTGTGGCTTTTCGGCAAGCGAGCTAACGCCGTCGCCATGTTCCTGGAGGCGCTTGGCGGCCAAATATCGCGTGATGAAGGCTGGGTGATCTACCTGACCACTCAAAGCGATGATCCGCCGGCCGGTGTGTTTAAGGAAAAGCTCGCCTACTGGCGGCAAGTGCGGGACGGAACGATCGTTGACCCCAAGACCCTGGGAATCCTCTATGAGTTTCCGGACGAGATGCTTGAGGCTAAGGCATACCTCGATCCGGCCAATTTCTACTTCACCAATCCGAACATTGGCCGCTCGGTCAGTGCCGAATGGCTGGAAGATCAGCTCAAGCTGCTGCGCGCCAGGACGGACGGCGCATTCCAGCAGTTTTTGGCGAAGCACCTGAACGTCGAAATCGGCCTGAACCTACGATCTGATCGATGGGCTGGGGCTGACCATTGGCAGTCTCAGGCCGACAAGGGGCTGCGCCTGCTGGGCGACTTCATGCTCCGTGTGGAGGTAATCACCGGAGGTATCGACGGTGGCGGGCTGGATGACTTGCTGGGCCTTGGCCTGATCGGCAGAGAGATAGGGACGGGCCGATGGTTGCACTGGGGGCGGGCTTGGGCGCATCCCTCTGTGCTGGAGCGCCGCAAAGAAATCGCGCCGCGTCTCCGTGATTTCGAGCAGGACCAAGATCTGGTCATCGTCAACAAGATTGGCGAAGACGTCGCAGAACTCGCCCAGATCATCAAGCGCATTTACGACGCTGGGCTCTTCCCGGAAAAGGAAGGCGTGGGCGCGGACCCGAGTGGAATCACCTTTGCCGAGGCGTTTGCCGAAGCGGAGATTCCCGAACAGCTGCTTGTCGGCGTATCGCAGGGCTGGCGCATGGGCGGCACGATCAAGACCGTTGAGCGCAAGCTCGCTGAGGGCACTTTCCTGCATGGAGGTAGGCCGATGATGGCCTGGTCCGTGAGCAATGCTCGGGTAGAACAACGCGCCAATTCGATCCTAATCACCAAGCAAGCGAGCGGGACGGCAAAGATTGATCCTCTGATGTCGCTTTTCGACGCCAGTCACCTGATGGCTCTGAACCCATCGGCCAGCGGCAAGTCCGTGTATGAGAGCCGGGGTTTGCGCTTCCTATAGGGCAAAACAAATGAAATTTCTGGACAAGCTATTCCGGCGTGGGGTGCCGGAGGCCCAGGCACGCCCGCACGCCAGCGCGCAGGGGATTACGTTCACCGGCCTAGATGATCCGGCATTCCTGGAGTTCCTCCGGCACGGCCAGCGGGGCGAAGCCAGCAGGATGCTGCGGAATACTGCCGCGTTGCGCTGCTTGTCATTGGTCGGGAATGGCCTGGGCATGTTGCCGACGAACTTGTACCACTCCGGCGACGAGAAGCGCGCGGCGAAGGAGCACCCGGCCTACAAGCTGCTGCGCTTCAAGCCCAACCCTTGGCAGACGCCCATGGAGTTCAAGAGCCAGATGCAGTTGCTGCTTGAAACCGAGGGCAATGCATATGCCCGAATCATTCGGGCAGGGGGGCGGCCGATACATCTCGTTCCGTTCGAAAAGGGGCGAGTGCAAGGGAAGCTGACCAATGCCTGGCGGATGCAGTACCGCTGCACGACGGAGAACGGCGGCACCCTTACGCTGGATCAAGACGAAATCCTGCATGTGCGCGACCTGTCCTTAGACGGGATAGTCGGCCTATCCAAGCGTCAGCTTTCGACTGAGGTGTTCGAACTTGCCGAGCAGGCGCAGCGGGCCGCGGCGAACGTGTTCAAGACTGGTGTGATGGCGGGAGGGGCAATTGAAGTCCCCAACGCCCTTTCAGATACGGCATATCGCCGCATGAAAGAGTCGTTGACCGCTGAATACAGCGGGGCCGAAAACGCCAATAAATGGATGATCGCGGAAGAGGGGGCCAAGGCCAACCGCTTCAGTTCCACGGCATCGGACGCGCAGCAGATCGAGAACCGGAACCATCAGATTGAAGAAGTGGCGCGGCTGTATGGCGTGCCTCGTCCACTGCTGATGATGGACGACACCAGCTGGGGATCGGGGATCGAACAGCTAGCAATTTTCTTTGTGCAGTACACGTTGGCTCCTCGCTTCGTTGCCTGGGAGCAGGCACTTGCTCGGTCGCTCCTGACCGATCGAGAGCGCGAGACGCTGTATTTCAAATTCAACGAGCGTGCGCTCATGCGAGGCACGCTCAAAGACCAGGCGGACTACTTCGCCAAAGCACTGGGCGCTGGCGGACATCAGCCGTGGCACACGGCCAACGAAGTGCGGGACTTGGCTGAGTACCCCGCAGATCCAAATCCCAAGTTCAACACGCTGGGTGAACCATCCTCAAACCGAAAGGCAGCCAATGAGCCTAAAACAATTACCTGAGCTTCGCGCCAGCGGGCGCGGCGGGATTCAGTCCTTTGTGTTGCCCAGTGCGTTCGCCAAGTGGTCGCCCACCGTCAGCGCCGCTGCTGGCGAGTCTTCGGATACGACCATCAGCATCCTCGACGTGATCGGCGAAGACTGGTGGACAGGCGAGGGCGTCACCTCTAAGCGTATCGCGGGGGCGCTTCGTGCCATTGGCGACCGTGACGTGGAAGTCAACATCAACAGCCCCGGCGGGGACATGTTCGAAGGGGTGGCGATCTACAACCAGTTGCGCGAACACAAGGCGAAGGTGACCGTGAACATCCTGGGCGTGGCTGCAAGTGCTGCGTCGGTCATCGCAATGGCTGGCGACGAGATCCGTATCGGCCGGCCTTCGTTTCTGATGATCCATAACTGCTGGTGCCTGGCAGCCGGGAATAGGCATGACTTTGCCCAGCTGGCTGAGCAGATGGCGCCTTTCGATACCGCCATGGCCGACGTTTACCAGGCGCGCACAGGAATTTCCCTTGAGCGCATCCAGTCGCTGATGGACAAAGAAAGCTGGATTGGAGGGTCGGCCGCTGTCAACGAAGGTTGGGCAGATGCGCTGCTGGACGACGCCGCAATCAAGGACGGCGGCCCAGGGGCACAGGCCGCTGCCGTTCGCCGGATTGAGGCTGCGTTGCGGTCGAGCGGGATGCCGCGAAGCGAAGCGCAACGACTTATCTCTGATTTCAAGACTGGCCTGAGTGATTCGGCCAAAAAACCTAGCGGCCTGAGCGATTCGGCACCGCAACCCGTGGCAGCAAGTTCGCTGCTGAGTCTCCTACAAGCCATGAAGGGCTAGAAACATGACTGACGTTAACAAGACCATCGAAGAGTTGGGTAAGGCCTTTGAAGCATTCAAGGCGACCCACACGCAAGAACTGCAAGCACTGAAGCAGGGCCAAGGGACCGCCGAGTTCCAGGCAAAGCTGGACAAGATCAACAGCGACCTCGATCAGCACAGCAAAGAGATCGAAGACGCGCACACCAAGTTGGCTGCCGCCCAACACGGCACGCCGGGCTCCGGGGTCAAGGATGCTGAATACACCGGCGCCTTCAACGCCCACATGCGCAAGGGCGATGTGCAAGCGGCGCTCAATAAAGGGGTGGCGGAAGAAGGCGGGTTTCTTACGCCCGTCGAGTGGGACCGGACCATTACCGACATGCTGCGTGAAGAGTCTCCCATGCGCGAACTGGCCCAGGTCCAACCCACCAGCAAGGCTGGTTGGACCAAGCTGTTTAACATGGGCGGCACCGGCTCCGGCTGGGTGGGCGAGACGGATCAGCGCCCTGAAACGGCCACTCCGAACCTCAAGGCGCTCGGTTTCGGCCATGGCGAAATTTACGCCAACCCCGCCGCAACGCAGCAGATCCTCGATGACTCGGAAATCAACCTTGACGCGTGGTTGTCCAGCGAGGTGAAGGCCGAATTTGCGGAGCAGGAAGGCACCGCGTTCATCAGCGGGGACGGCGTCAAGAAGCCGGCGGGAATCTTGACCTATGTCGAAGGCGGCTCCAATGCAGCAAAGCATCCCTTCGGCGCGATCAAGGCCATCAACAGCGGTGCTGCCGCTGACATTGGCTCGGATGCTGTGCTCGATCTGATCTACGGGCTGCCCAAAAAGTACCGTCAGAATGCTCGCTTTCTGACCAACAATCTGACCATCGCCAAGCTGCGTAAGCTCAAGGATGGCCAGGGCAACTACCTCTGGCAGCCTTCGGCGCAGGCCGGTCAGCCGGCGACGTTGCACGGCTATGGCATCGCGGAAGACGAGAACATGCCCGATGTTGCTGCGAACTCCATCCCGATCCTGTTCGGCGACTACAAGCGCGGCTATCTCATCATCGACCGCATGGGCGTGCGGGTGCTGCGTGACCCGTACACCAAGAAGCCCTACGTGCTGTTCTACACGACGAAGCGCGTGGGCGGTGGTGTGCAGAACCCCGAATGCTTGCGCGCCTTGAAGGTCGCCGCGTAACCAAATGGCGGGGGCTTCGGCCCCCATCTTTCATAGGTGAAGACATGAAGCTGATCAAAGCCATTCGGGGTGTCAAGGCTGGTGATATCTACCCGTCGGACTTCCAAGCAGGGGAGGAATGCCCGGAAGAGCTGCTAGCCGCAGCGCGGGAACTGGGGGCGCTGGAAGAAGGCTCTACCGACGAGAACGAAAAGCAGGAACTGTTCGCAAAGCTGGAAGCGGAGGGGATCAAGCACGACAAGCGCTGGGGCTTGGAAAAGCTGCGCGCCGCCCTGGCCGAAGGCAAGAAGGACTGACGATGGCGCTGTTGACCCCTGACGAGTGCATTGCCCACTGCCGTGCTGACCCGAGCGACGCTGCGCTATTGGCCAAGATGCTCGCAGGTGCAGAAAGTGCCGTGGCTGGGTATCTCAATCGCGCTGTCTTCGCCAACCAGGACGAGCTTCTGGCGGCGCAGGATGGGCTGCCACAAGCAGCGGGTGATGCACAAGACGCCTATGACGCGGCCATGGCGGCCGCAGCGGGGCTACCCAATTCGGCGGCGCGGAGGATGGGCGAAGACCTCGCAACGGAACGGCTGAAGGAGGCAAAGATCGGCTTTCAGCGAGTCCTGTTCGGCATGGTTGCTACGCCTCGGATCGACTCGGCTGTAAGGCTTACGCTCGGCAACCTGTATGCGAACCGCGAGGAAGTCGTTATCGGTGCAAGTGCGGTGCGCCTGCCCCAAGGGGTTCCCGAACTGCTGCGCCCTGACCGTCGAGAAATGATGCCATGAGAGCAGGCAGCCTGAATTGCAGAATCACCATCCTACGGCTGGAAAAGGTCCGAAACGGCGGAGGGCAGGTCGTGGGGAAATGGGTAGAGCATGCCAGCCTTTGGGCAAATTTCCAGCGCCTTTCTGGCATCGGCGCCATTAAAGCGGATGCTGAGGTCGCGCTCCTTCGGGCGAGTGTGCGAATCCGGTATCGGGATGACATCACGGACGCCATGCGGGTTAGCTGCGCAGGGTCGGTGTACGACATAAAGGCGGTGATCCCCGACCTGAATCGCCGCGTCCACGTTGATCTGGTCGTGCAGTCGCTGCCGGGGGGCGAGGCATGAAGATAGAAGCAACCTTGGAGGGCGACCTGCTTGCCGATCTGGAGGGTCTGGCCGACGCCATAGAGCAGCGTGCAGTGCGACCGGCCGCCCATGCTGGGGCGGTCGTGTTTTATGAGCGTGCCCGGGAACTGGCCCCGCTCTACACCGGCCCGACGTCGAAGGGCATCAAGCCGGGCCAGTTGCGCGACGCAATCTACCGCGTGTTCTCGGAAAGCAAGTCCGGCGACGATCTCAAACTGTACGAAATCAGCTGGAACCATTCAAAGGCCCCACACGGATACTGGATGGAGTACGGCAACAGCAGGCATGGCCCGAAGCCATTTATCCGGCCCGCGTTCGATTTCTATGAGCGTGCGCTTGAGGCATCCCGCAAAAGGGCGGCGGAAGTTGCCGCCGAAGTCATCGCGGAGTTATCCCATGGTTGAAGAGGACATTTTCTCGGTTCTGGGGCCGCTGGTCGCGGACGAGGTATACCCCGGCGTCGCGCCGGCTGAGGCGGGGCTTCCTCGGATCACCTATCACTGGATCGGCGGCAAGCCGCTGAACTTCCTGGCTGGCGTGCCCGACAAGCGCAACGGCCGGCTACAGGTCGACGTTTGGTCCAGGCAGGATCTGGAGGCAGCCAAGATCATCCGCCTGGCGGAAGACGCGATCCGCCTCGATTCGCGCCTTCTTGGTGAGACGGAAGCCGGCGCAATCTCCGATACCGAGCCGGACACGGGCCTATATGCCCGCAAGCAAACTTTTTCTATCTGGTTCACCGACTAGCCCATCCGGGCATCAACAACGCCGCCTTCGGGCGGCTTTTTCATTTCTGGAGTCCATCATGGGCGTGAAACTTCCTAACGGCGCATCTTTCTCGATCGCGTCGGCATACGGTGACGCTGTGCCGTTTACCGAAATCAGCAATGCCATTGCGGCGGTGCTGGCTGCTGCAAACAACAACCTCGCCATCAACGACGTCATTGAGGTCGCCTCGGGCTGGGCCGGGCTGGATGGTCGCATCGCGCGGGCCACCGCCGTCGCCGCTGACAGCGTGACGCTTGGCGGCGTCAATACCCTGGACGCGGCTCGCTTCCCGCCCGGTGCAGGCGTGGGGACGCTGCGCAAGGTCGAAGACTGGGTACAGATCTCGCAAATCCTGGAGTCGGCCAGCTCCGGCGGCGAACAGCAATTTGCAAATTTCTCGTTCCTCGAAGACACCGGCGACGAACGCCAGATTCCGACTATCCGCTCGGCGCGGTCGGTCAATCTCACAGTGGCCGACGATGACAAGCTGCCGCACTACGCCGTCCTGAAAGCCGCTAACGACGACCGCCGGCCGCGCGCGATTCGTTTCCAGCTTCCCGGGGGCGCGGCCATCTACTTCGGCGCCTACGTGTCGTTCGGGGAAATGCCCACCACCACCAAGAACGAAGTCATGTCGCTGCAGGTGACGTTGTCGCTGACCGGCGCGCCCACCCGCTACAGCGCCTAAGGAGTCTGACACATGAGCAAAAACACGATTGCCCCGGGCCTTTTCTCCCTGAAGCCGGCCGCGACTTTCAGCGCTGTGGTGGATATCCCTGTGCCGGGCGACGGTGAGCCGGCCAAGCTTCCGTTGATCTTCCGTCATAAGGACGAGACGCAGCTTAATGACTTTCTGGCCGCCGGCGCCAAGGCGAAGACGGACGCCGAATGGCTGCTGGACATCGTCGCTGGCTGGACGGGCGTCGAGGTCGAGTTTTCCCCCGAAAACTTCGCGCTGTTGGCACGGAACTATCACGGGCGGGCAACCCGCGCGATCTTGGACAAGTACCTGTACGAGCTGACCGAGTTCCGCCGGGGAAACTGATCGCGGCGGTGCGGCGCCTGTACTGGCGGGAGCCGCCCGCCGATCAGTACGACTGGCTGGGCCTTACGGTGGACGACCTCCGCCCGCCGGTCGTCCAAGTGCTGCCGGAAAACGAGCGCGCGTTCAATGTCTTTTGCTCCATGGGCACGCAGTGGCGTGAGGGAGCAACCGGCCCAGTGGGCCTGGACTACGGAGCCTTGCCCTTCGTGCTTCGCATGATGGGTGTTCGGCGTGACGAGTGGCCACGGGTATGGGATTCCTTGCGCGTGTGCGAACTAGCGGCGCTGGAAGAAATGCACAAGGATTGATATGTCTGATGTTATCGGTAAAGCCACACTGCAATTCGCGGCCGACGGCAGCAGCGTTAAATCCGAAGTCCGCGAGATCGGCCAGGAAGTAAACGCCATGGCGGCGACGGCGGCAGCAGCCTCTGTCAAGGCCGCCGGCAGTTTGACCGGCATCGGGTCGGCTGCGGAGGGAGCGTCGCAAAAACTCACGTCCTCGCAACTGCGTGCAAGGCAGTCGCTTGAACGGATGGCGGCCACGCTGGGCCGAACACGCGCCGAGGTCGCTGAGTACCGCGCCACCGCCGCCGGCCTTCCTCGGGAGGTCTTTGAGCCGCTTGTGGCGAAGATCCGCGAAGCGGAAGCCGCCATGGGTGGCATGTCAGTCGCGCAACGCACCGTCGCATCTTCCGGTGTGCAGTTGGCTGAGTCTGAGGCTGCTGCCGCTGCCCGCGTCAAGGCCCTTGCAGCCGGGGCTATTGAACGCGCTGAAGCCTTGCACCGGCAAGCGGTTGAGGCGCGTGCGACGGCAGCGGCTGAGCGTGAGCTTGCTACAGCCGCTGGTGGCGTTCGCACCAACCCACTGGGGACGACGTCAAGTCAGAACCGTGGATTCCAGGAGTTGACCCGCGACATCAATGAGGTGAACTCGGCTCTTTCGGCGATTGAGCGCGGGGCCGGTTCGCAAACCGCAATTCAGGCTCAGACGGAAAAGCTAGTTTCTCTGTGGGCGCAGGGTCGACTGACTGCGGAGCAATATTCCGGTGCCATTAAGCGTTTGGATGCCTCAGAGGCCGCTCTGGCGCGCTCCAGCGCGCAGGCGTCGGCACAGGGAGACAGATTCATCGCCGGCCTGCGCGAGCAGGCTGAAACGGCCGGTTTAACTGCCCGCCAGCTGTTGGAATATCGCGCGGCACAGCTGGGCGTTGGGGACCGAGCCGCTCCGCTAATCTCGCGGCTCGCCCAGGTCAACAAAAACTTGGACGGCACTGGCGTATCGGCGCGCCAGACTGCTGCAGCCCTGCGGATGGTTCCAGCGCAGATGACCGACATCGCTACCCAAGTTGCCGGTGGACAAAATCCCTTTTTGATCTTGATTCAGCAAGGCGGGCAGTTGAAAGACAGCTTCGGCGGGATTGGTCCGATGTTCCGGGCCTTGCTGGGCATGATCACCCCGTTTTCGTTGGCGATAGGAGGCGTGGCCGCGACGGTCGGCGCATTTTCCGTCGCGATGTACCAGGGCGCTAGTGAGTCTCGCGCCTTCGAGACTGCCCTAACGCTCACTGGGAATGCCGTCGGAAAGACCAGCGGACAACTCAAGGACATGTCGCGTGATATCGCGGGCGTGGGGGTCAGCCAAGGTAAGGCCGCGGAGGTCGTTGTACAGCTTGTTAACTCCGGCAAAGTTGCCAGCGCGGAGTTGGAGAAGGTTTCGGCGGCTACCGCGCTGATGAGCAAGACCGGCGCGCGAAGCGTGGATGACCTGGTTGGCGAATTTGCGCGCCTTGCGGAGGCTCCCAGCGCCACGCTGCTGAAGCTGAACGAGCAATACCATTTCCTTACGGCGGCCGTTTACAAGCAAGTGGCGGCACTTGAGCTAGAGGGTAGATCACAGCAGGCGGCCGCTTTGGCACAGGCCACATATGCGGATGCAGTCAAGAGCGCAGCAGATCGAATCATCGTCCAGATGGGTCCGCTGCAGAGGATGTGGGATGACCTGAAGACCAAGGCGAAGGACGCCTGGTCCGCCATGAAGAATCTGGGCAGCGATCGATCTATCGGGGACATTCAAAAGGACATCGACTACTACAGCGATGCCCTAGGGAAAGCAAGCAATGGATCGTCCGAATGGTATTTCTATCGTTCGCAGCTTGGGCGCTTCGTCAATGAGGCGTCAGCTGCGCAGTTGAATGCTGGCGCCGAGCTTGATCGTGCAGAAGGGCAGGCAGCGGAAGACAGGAAAACCCGTGCCCAAGCGTTGCTCAACCAGATCGACCGAGAAACCAGATCCAGAAAGGAAATCCGTGATCAAGAGATCGCCCAGGTAACTGAGGCGTCCCGCGCACTCGGGGAGACCGAGGAAGCACTTCAAAAGCGCATCGCTAAGATCAACGAGAAGTACAAAGACCCGAAGGGTGCCGCCGTTACGGACGGCGCTGGGGTCAGGATGTTGGCAGACCTGCGAGAGCGCGAGGCATCGCTTAGCGCACAGCTTGCAGCCGAGAAGAAGCTCACTGACGCAGGCAAAACGCGTGTTGAGTTCGAACAGCAGATTGCCGACCTGAAGGGCAAGGCGATTCTGACGGCGGACCAGCGCAGCTTGCTGGCAAATCAAGACGCGATCCGTGCGCAGCTAGAAAAAAACGAAGGCTTGGCAAAGGAGTTGGTCGCCAAGCAGGAGCTGATCAAGCTGGAAGAGCGCTCCGCTCAGATCCAGCAGGCCATGGCGTCGGCCGGGCAATCACGTCGGGAGCAGTACGACCGACAACTGTCCACGGTCGGTATGGGCCAACAGGCCCGAGAGCGCGCGGAAGCCGAAAACTCGATTCGGCAGGAGTACCGGCGCTACGAGGATCAGCTGGCGAAGGCGACGCCTAAGGATCAGCTGGGCTCGGAGCAATACCAGATTGCTCAAGGGAAGATCCGGGAGTCGTTGAATGGCGCCCTGGAGGACCAGCGCTCCTACTACGCGCAAATTGATTCGCTCAATAGCAACTGGAGAAACGGCTTTACCGAGTCGTTTGCCGACTATCAGGCGCAGGCGGGCAACGTGGCGCAGCAGGCGCAAGGGGTGTTTACCAATGCCTTCAAGGGCATGGAAGACGCCCTCGTCAACTTCGCAACGACTGGCAAGCTCAAGTTCAAAGAGTTTGCGGCATCGATCCTTGCTGACCTTGCTCGAATTGCCACTCGTCAAGCAGTTGTCGGGATGGTTGGGAGTTTGGTCGGCGTCCTGGGCGCCGGGGCAAGTTCGATCTCTGCATCAAGCTCGGTTTCGATGGGGCCTGCAGTCAATAACCCCGGCATCGCGGGATGGGACGAGGGCGGCTTCACCGGGCCTGGCGGGAAGTATGAGCCAGCTGGGATCGTTCACCGAGGCGAGTACGTCTTTGACCAGGACTCCGTCCGGGCAGCCGGAGGGCCGTCAGTCCTGGACAAAATGCGCAAGCAATTGCGAGGGTTCTCGTCAGGCGGCTTTGTAGGCGCGGCTGGCCTTGCGCCGGCAACATCCCGACTCGGCGGCGGCTCCGCTCCCAACGTCAGCGTCTCCGTGGTTGTGCATCGGGACGGAACTAGAGAGGAAAGCCGAGAGAACGACGAGGGGGCGGCGGGAGCGCTGGCAAACAGCATTGTGGCAACGATCGACCAGCAAATTGCCAAAAGCTGGGGCTTTGGTGGCATTTCCTACAACCAGCTACGGGCTCAAAGCGGCCGGAGATAAACATGGACTTTCAAACTTTCCGCTGGCCGGTGCTGGCGGCGACCAATGGCGCGTACAAGCCCGCAATCTTGACATCGCAGTTCAACGATGGCTACGACGCGCAGGCGATCAATGGTCCGCGCTTGCAGGCGTTGCGAAGCTCCTGGCCTTTGCGGGTGATTGGGTCGCTGGACTATTGCAAGTCCGTAATGCAGTTCTTGGAGGCGCACATGGCGAAGCGATTTATCTGGACCGAGCCGACCGGCCGCCGCATCTTGGTTCGTGCGAACGAATGGGAGCTGCAGCCGATGGGCGGCCTGGCTTGGGGCGTGGCGATGACGTTCAGCTTTTCGGGAGTCGCGCCCAAGGAGGTAAGCCCGTGATTACGGACACCGTAACCCAGGGGACGACCACCGCCGGCAGCACCCCCATAACCATCGTGCCGGCGGGGAAAATTCCCAGTTCTATCCTGGTTCGGTCTACTGGTCCGGATGCCGTCATTGAGATGGGGTATCAAAACGGAACCGATGAAGCAAGCTGGCGGCCCATCCTTTCCCCCCGCTTGCTGCCGGCCGGGACGTCTGCGCGCATTACGTTGCCGGCGTTCCGCATGAACCCGTACCACCTTTTTCGCATCATGGCGCGTTCAAGCGCTCCGGTGGCCTGGATAGCCACGCTTTTGGATGTTCCGAGCGTGACCAATTTGAAAACGTCATTTCGGGGTTTTGATGCGCGGCCGGGTGTCCGAACAGCCATATTCGGCCCCAGCCTCACTGAGCGGACCTGGCGCGGCGTGTCCGTCATTTATTGCAACCGCTCTGCGGCATCCTCCATGGTGAGCCTATCCATGCGGGTGCGGGAATCAAACGGGGATTTCGGATTCCGAGAGTTCGCGGGCCCAATCATCGTTCCACCTTTTGGCGGGGTTCGGCTGTCCCCTTTCCCTGATGTGTCGGCAGACAGTGAAACCGCCATCTTTGGGCAAACGGAAACCTTCGGCTCCTTCTATACCTACGGGGTGCAGAAATGACCACAAGTGCATTCGGTCAGGTTTCTGACCTTGAGCCCGCCATTGCGGCGGAATTCCGGCTAGATTTTTCGTCGGGGAATCTCCCGCCAACCGTGACCGGCCCGGATCCCAGCATCATCGGACCGCGCACGTATTGCGATCAAGATCGCATGTATGTGGCGCTGCCAGGCCAGGCCCGAATCGGGTTCGATCACGACAGGCTGCGCTGGGGGTTGCGCCGTGACGCTGCGTCGGAAAACATGGTCGTTTTCTCCAATCCGCTGCTCACGGTGGCGCCTCCCCGCGCCTGGAACGGATCCGCCAATGGGCTGGCCACTACGACATTCGACGCTGCTGACTTCCTGTTGCCTTCTGAGCGATGCGCGATGATGGACTACAGCCCGGCCGGGTCAACCTACATTTACCCGCATGGCAACCCCAGGGCAATGGCGTATGTCTCGGGGAGGCGTTACACGGGTTCGGTATTCATCAAGTCGCTGGGGGACCAGGCGATTGACATTCCCCTGGTTCTCACGTCCGAGGCGTTCGGATCGAATCAAAGCGTTCAATTCGTCGGGGCGACGGGCCAGGTGGTGGGAGGCGCGCTTAATGCGTCCGAGACCATTGTTGGCATGGAGACGTACCCGAACGGGTGGAAACGAATCTACGTAACGGCGACCTGCACCACCACCGTGGCATCCTATCCCCCGATACTTTGGCCGGGCGGGAATCGGGCCGGGAAGTTCCTTTTCGGTGGATTCCAGCTCGAAGCGCTGGGGTTCCCGACCTCTTACATACCGACCAAAGGAGCGGCGGTAGTGCGGGGCGATGAGCGCGGCATTAGCGCAAGCTTCCCCGCAGATTTTTTCAATTCGCCCGTTGCGGGGCAGGGCTATTCGCTGTGGGCCGATTACACGGCTCAATGCCTTTTCCTAACGGCAGCGGTGGGCGTGGCCGGCACCGACCGCGTGCCGGCGTCAGCGCCTTACGTCAGCTTGGCCCTGACGGGGGAAGGGGCCAACCCGGCCATGATTATCCGAACGTACTACACCGCTACGCCAACCCACTCCGGGACCACCCGGACCAATGGGCGGATTTTCCCCTCATCGCCTCGAAACGTGCATTGCGCCACTTGGCGAAACGATCCGCTGGACTTCCGCGAATGCAACCTTGCAGCGCGGGCGGACGCGGTGCCCGTAACTACGTTCCCGACCTTCGCGGGGTTCACGAGCGGGCTTTCTAGCAACCGGTTTTTGCTGGGTTCGATGATGAACCCGGATTCGTACATCCTTACCGGCTGGATCTACGAGGCCCGCATGTACCGGCGCCTGTCTACTGACGATCAACTAAAGGAGGCAACAGGCGTATGAACGCTTTCCCAAACCCTAAAAACCAGATCTTGCTGGTGGAGTGCAACGACGATGCGGAGATTGTTCGCATCGGCATGGAGACGGGCCTTTTGACGGAAGTTAACCCGGGATTCGGCGTCGAATGGCCGGCCCGGACGCTGGTTTTTGGGGCGCGCCGAGGCTATCGAAAAACGGGCGTGTTTGAGGAGATCGAAAACGAAGGCATGTACGAGGTGCTGGAGTGGTCGAAAACCCAGTATGCGCTCATCGTGGACGCAGATATGGCGGATGACCGCTGGCAGGCTTTCCGCCTCGTGCGCGAGCCCCAGTCGTGGATCATCCCGGGATGGGACAGTGAAGCATGAAAAAAATCTACTCGCATATCCAGCGCCTGGACATGGGCGAACTGGTGGATTTATTCGAGCTGGATCTTACGCCGTTCGGTGGCGAACACCTGCGGTTTCACGGCTACATGCAGCTTGATGTGATCACCTGGCAGGGGCACGAATACGGTCCCTGGCCCATCCAAGTGGACGGGCTGGAAACCAACTCCGAAGGGGCGCCACCGTCGCCAGTGCTGACAGTCGGGAACATTGGCAGCGACGCACAGGGGGAGCCGCTACCAGGCGTCATTTCGGCGCTCTGCATGCAATTCGAGGACTTGCTGGACGCGCGCGTCACCATGCGACGGACGTTCGGCCGATTCCTGGACGCGGTCAATTTTCCCGATGGCAACCCAGAGGCAGACCCGACGCAAGAATTGCCACCCGACGTTTGGGAGATTGAGCTTAAGCAATCCGAGGGTCCAGACGTCGTCGTGTTCCAGCTCGCCACCGTGCTGGATGCGGAGGGCGTGCAGTTGCCTGGCCTGATCGTGCAGACGGACGTCTGTCGGTGGACTCGGACAGGGGGCTATCGCGGCCCTTACTGCGCCTACTCTGGCGCTGCCATGTTCGACGACGACAACAACCCCACCAACGACCCGGCGCGCGATTCGTGCTCTGGGCTTCTTTCCTCTTGTCGGGCTCGCTTGAACGCGAACCCTGGCGGGTTCCCCGGGGGGTACATGAATTTCATGGCTTTCCCGGCGGCTGACCGATTGAGGGCATGAATGAAAAAGACCACGGTTTCCGACATTCAACGCCATGCACTGGTCTGCTATCCCCGCGAGTCCTGCGGCGTGGTAATCCGCCTGACGGACACCATGGCCGAGGTTTACATTCCAGCCGACAACGAGGCCCGCGGTGACGCCGCGCTGGACAGCTTTGAAATCGGGCCTGAATTTATGGCTGCCGCCGAAGATCGCGGCACGCTGCTGGCCATAGTCCACTCCCACCCGAATGGCCCTGATGGTGCCACTGAGGGCGACACGGCAAGCTGCAATATCAGCGGCGTGCCCTGGTATATCCAGCCGGTCCACCGCGACGACGCCGGCGCCCTGCGCTGCGCTCCTCTTGTGGGCATCGCGCCGGATGCGCCGCCGGCGCCGCTGGTGGGCCGCTCGTTTCACCACGGCACTCTGGATTGCTATGGCCTGATTGTGGACTGGTTCGACCGAGCCCGCGGCGTCACGCTGCCGCACCATGAGCGGGACGATGACTGGTGGAAAAAGACTCCGGAGCTGGACCTGTATATGGCCAACCTGGCCGCGGATGGCTGGCGCGTGCTGGCCGACGGCGAGATGTTGCAGCCTGGCGACATGATCATCATGCAGATCGGATCTTCGGTGCCGAATCACGCCGCCGTCTACGTGGGCGAGGAGCCTGTCCCCGGCCACGACGAGCCTTTTATGCGAAGCGCCCGAATCCTGCACCACCTGCATGGCCGCAAGTCCTCCGTGGATGTTTATGGCGGCATGTGGGCGCACTGCACGCATGCCATAGCGCGGCACAAATCCCTGGAGAAGTAAATGGCAATGTCCGCAACCCTTGATGACCCGGAAGTGCGCACCGTGCTGCTGTACGGGCCGCTGCGAGCGCTCTTCGGTCGGGAGTTCAGGCTGGCTGTTACTTCCACGCAAGAGGCAATCCACGCGCTCAGCGTCTTGATCCCCGGCTTTCGGGAATTCATGGTGAAGGCCGCAGCCGCGCGCCAGGGCTTTGCCTGCCTGCACGGCACCCGCCGGCTGGGGGAAGAGCGCCTGGGAGATTGGCTGGACCCTGACGAGCCTATCCGAATCGCGATGATTGTGCGCGGCAACAAGCGCGGTGGCCTGTTCCAGATCGTCCTGGGCGCGGTGCTGATAGGCGCAGCGGCCATAGCTGCAAACGGGTTCGGGGCCGCCTTCGCGGCGAAGGGCCTGATAGGCGCGGCCGCTTGGATGGGCGCAACTCTGGTGTTGGGCGGCGCAGCACAGGCCCTAGGCCCGCAACCGCCAGGCCTTTCCACCCAAGACAGTCCGGAGAATCGGCCGTCATACGGGTTCAATGGGCCGGTGAATATGGACGCCCAAGGCAACCCCATCCCCGTGGGCTACAGCGACCCCGATGGGTTTGTCTGGATGGGTTCGGCGGTGCTTTCCCAGGGAATCTATTCCGAGGACCAGCAGTAATGAGCGAAACCAAAAGCATGGAGCTGCAATTCTCGCGGCCCCGTATTCGCGGCTATGGCGGAAAAAGTGGCGGTGGCGGGCGCGTAGCGAAGGAATCGCCGGACAGCCTGCATTCCATTCAGTACGCGCGCCTGCTAGATGCGATCAACGTGGGTCCCATGGGATCCCTGGGTGACACCCCGGCGCAGGTGCTGCGGAACATCTTTTTCAACGGGACGCCGGTAGTAGGCGAGAACGGGGAGGAGAATTTCCCTGGCGTGGAGGTTCACGTCCGTTACGGAACGCAGGACCAGGATCCGATCCCTGGCTTCCCTGGCGCGGAGAACACCATTGCGGTGGGCGTGCAGGTCAAAGCGGCCCAGCCCTGGACCCAGCTCGTCACTACCCCGGAAATCGACGCGCTGCGCATCACGCTTTCCACGGACAGGCTGACCCAGCAAAACCCGAAAAACGGTGATCTGGGCGGCTACTACATTGATTACGTGGTTGAGTTGCGCGTGGGGACCGGAAACTGGGATCCCGTTGTGGTGGCCTCCATGCGGGGCAAGACGACCCAGCGCTACACCAGAACCCACCGGATCAACCTGCCTCCCGGCACGTCAAATTGGACGCTTCGTGTTCGCCGCACCTCCGCCGATAACACGGGCGATAGCACCATCGCATCCAATATCTATGTGGATGCCTATACCGAGGTGGTAGACACCAAGCTGCGATATCCGATGATCGCCATGGTGGGGTACAAGATCCCCGCAAGTTTGTTCTCCAGTATCCCCACGCGCGCCGTGCGGGGTAAGGGGCGAATGATCCGGGTTCCTTCCAACTATGACGCGGTAAACCGGGTTTACAGCGGCGTCTGGGATGGCACATTCAAGCTGTCAGTGTGCGCGAATCCGGCATGGGTGCTGCTGGACATGGTCACGAACGACATATTCGGCCTGGGTGAGCGTATCAAGCTTGGAATGGTGGACCGCTGGGAGCTGTACAAGATCGCGCAGTACTGCGATGAGCTCGTGCCGGACGGCCTGGGCGGCGTGGAGCCGCGTTTCCGCGCAGTCGGCCAGATCATGAAGCGCGAAGATGCCTACCGCGTGCTGCAAGACATTGCCAGCGTGTTTCGCGGGATGCTGTATGCAGCCAATGGTACGGTGATCGCGCGGGCCGACATGCCAGCCGCGCCGGTCTACACCTACAGCCCGGCCAACATCGTGGGCGAGTTCCAGTATTCGGGCACCCCTCGCAAAACGCGGTTCAACGTGGCGCGCGTGTCCTACAACCAGCCCGACGATTTCGGGCGCCAGAAAGTCGTGTCCTACACCGACCGGCGCGGCGTTGCGCGGTATGGCGTGCGCGACTCCGAAAGCACAGCATTTATGTGCATCAGCCCTGGCCAGGCAAAGCGAATGGCTAAGTGGACGGTTCTTACGAGCCAGGAGCAGGGCCGCCTAGTCAAGTTCAAGGTGGGCTTGGATTACGCCCTGGTAAAGCCGGGCGAAGTGATCCGGGTGGCCGACAATATCCTGGCTGGCGCTATGATTTCCGGCCGCGTCCGGCAGGCAATCGACGCCACGCGGCTGGTGCTGGACCGCAGGGCGCGCGTGAAGCCTGGCGATACTCTGGTGGTCAACATGCCGGACGGGCGCGTGGAGGAGCGTCGCGTGTCGGCCGTCGTGCTGGCTGACGATGACACCATTATTACGGTGCAGCCCTACAGCGAAAAGCCCAATGATGAGGCCGTCTGGTGCGTCATCGCGGATGACCTTCAACCGTTCCTCTTTAACGTCCAGGGCGTGGCGCGCACCGGCCCGATGGAAGCCGAGATTACGGCTGTCATTGAGGTGCCCGGCAAGCGGGAGGCCGTGGACTACGACACGAAGCTGGATCCGCCAGACAACACAATCATTCCGTCGCTTCAAACCGCGCCGCCATCCAATGTCCGCGTGTCATCGTATACGGGGGTCGATCAGAACGCGGCGCAGCACGTCATGCGCATCGAATGGGTGGGCAGTAAGCAGTCTCGCGGATTTGCCGTGCAATGGCGCCGCGATGATTCCGACTGGATCGGGCTTCCGGAAACCACTCTCGAATCTGCCGAGATTCCGGGGATCCGGGCCGGCCGATACCAGGCGCGGGCGCAGGCCATCAGCGCGCTGGAAGTCCGCAGTTCCTGGACCGTATCCGAAATGACGACTCTTGCGGGGAATCTTGAGCCGCCGCCGCAGGTTTCTTTCCTAAGGGTGTCGGACGATGAACTGTATGGAATTACGGCGCGATGGGGTTTCCGGGAAAGCATCAGTCCCGTGCGCCGGGCCGAGCTCTGGTTTGCTTCCAGCCCCAACCATAGCGCGGCCACGTTGCTGTCGGAGATTTCCTATCCGGGCGATGCCTTCTCGATTTCCGGACTGCCGGCTGGCACCGAATACTGGTTCTGGATCCGCCTGGTTGATTCCCTGGGCGAGAAGGGCGAGTTTTACCCGTCCGTCAACGCGCACGGTGTCCACGGCATCACCAACACCAACGCCAAGGATTACCTGCAGGCGATCAAGGACGAGGTGGTTAGCTCTGACGTGGGCAAGCAGTTGCTCCAGGATATTGAGGATCTGGATACGGCGCTGACCAACCTGGGCGGTGTGGTGGACGAGCAGGGCACTAGCCTGGCCCAGCATACGCAGCAACTGATCGCGCAGGCCGAGCAGATCCGCCTGGAGGTGCTGGCGCGGATCGAAGCCGACAAGGCGCTGGCGGATGCGCTGGAGGCCGAGGCGAAGGCGCGCGAGGATGGGCTTACCGGCCTATCGGACCAGCTTCAGCAGGAGGTGAAGGACCGAATCGCGGCCGTGGACGATGCCGAGCAGGTATTGCAATCGCAGATCGACACACTGCAAGCACAGCTTGCGGAGATTGAGGGCATCAAGCCGTGGGCGTCCACCGTTGGCTATGTGACGGACGATATCGTGTCGTGGAATGGGGGGCTATATCGCGCCAAGAAGGCCAACACCAACGTGCTGCCGAGTAATACGGCATCCTGGGAAAAGATCGGTGACTATTCCAGCCTGGCAGAAGCTGTGGCCGGCATCAGCACTCAGCTAACGGAGGCAAAGATCGTCCAGGCCGCCCAGGGGACGAAAATTGCGACCTTGGAAACCACCACTGCTGCGCAGGGATCCAAGATTTCCACGCTGGAGACCACGACGGCGGCTCAGGGCCAGCGCCTGACGGCGGTGGAGACGAAGGCCGCGGACAGCGCCAGCAAGATCCAGACGCTCGAAAGTACGACCGCTGGCCTGGCGCAACGCACCACCACCCTCGAAACCACCGCGGGGGCGCAAGGCGGAAAGATCAGCACGCTGGAGCAAACCACCGCCAGCTTGGTGACGCGCACCAGCACGCTGGAGCAAACCAGCGCTGATCACACCAGCAAGATCACGAACCTGGAGCAAGCCAGCAGCGATTACGCGCTTCGAATTACCGAACTGCGCGCTACGGCGACAGACGCGGACGCCGGTCTGTCCGAAATGGCCAAGGTTACGGCGACCAACGTAAACACCATCCGCCGCCTACAAGTGCGACAGGGCGACCTGCAGTCGTCCATCGAAACTATCGAAACGGTTAACGCCGGGACGGCGCAGCGAGTCGCCACCTTGGAGACTACGCAGGGGCAGCAGGGAAGCAAGATCCAGACGCTGGAGCAGACGACCACCTCCCTTGCAACCCGCACCGGCACTCTCGAAACTGCCAGCGGCCAGCAGGCCAGCAAGATCCAGACCATTGAGCAAACGCAGGCCACACAGGCCCAGCGGCTTACGACCGTCGAAACGAAGGCAGACGGCAATGCGTCCAAGATCGGCACGCTGGAGCAGACCACGGCATCGCTGGCGCAGCGCACCAGCACGCTGGAGCAGACGACCGCCACCACGTCCACCCGTGTGGCCACCCTGGAAACGGCGACCACCGATATGGCGCTGCGCATGGTCGAAGTTCGGGCCATGACGGCGGACACCGATGCAATGGTTACGCAACTCGCGGAGGCCACGGCAAGCGGTGCCCGCAGTATCAGCCGCGTGAGCGCGCGCGCGGATCTGAACAGCGCGGAAATCGTCAACATCCGCCAGGTTCAGGTAACGGATCGGGAGGCCACCGCCACCGAGATCCGAAACCTGAACACCAAGACCGACAACAACTCCACGGCCATCCGAAACGAGGAGCTGGCCCGCTCCAATGCTGACCAGGCGCTGGCGGTTCGGATCAACACCCTGGAGTCTGAAACGGCCGAAGGTTTCGACCCTGAGCTGGCGTGGGATTTCCAGGCCTCCGTGGACGGCTGGTCCCCGATGAGCGCGGGCGTGTCGACGGTGACATGGGTTAACGATTCGCCCATGTACATCCGATCCGCCCAGGTCGCCGGGCAGTCTGGGCTGGGCCGCACGCAGGTTGTTATGCAACCGGCGCAGTTCTACAACGCGCGAGTTTTCCCTATCGTTCGCATCCGGGTGCGTTTCCTTAACGGCTACAACGAATCCACGTTCCCGCTGTTTTTCGCGCCGACTGGCAACCAGATACTTAATCAAACGCCAATCTATGTGCCGGTGGATGGGACCAGTCGAGCCTGGCAGGTTATCGATTTCGACCTGTCGTCGCACCCCGTTTTCAATACGGCCACCTCTGTGGGCTGGTTGATACTTGGGCGTACAAACTCGGGTTCGTTCGATCTGGATTATGTTTCGGTAGGTCGCTACGGCGTTTCCATTTCGCGCTCCACCTACGCCAACAGCATCCGCACGCTGACCACGGCCAACCAGGCCACGGCAGACGCGGTGGAGCGGCTGGACGTTCGCGTCGGCGGAATCAGCGGCACGGTTGAAACGCACAGCAGCGCTATTGCGACGCTGGACGGAAAGGTGTCGACCAACTGGACAGTGCGGGTAGCCCAGGACGTGAACGGCACGCGATACCTGGCCGGTATCGGAGTGGGGATCGAGTCCGCCGGGAACGGCACTCCGGTCCAAGCGACCATCGCCATGGTGGCGGATCGATTTACGCTGATGAGCCAAGTGGGCGGCGTGCAGCAGGCTGTCTTTGCTGTGGTGAATGGGCAGTCTTTCCTGCGCTCCGCCTTTATCCAGGACGGGACCATCACCAACGCCAAGATCCAGGACGGCGCCATCACCAACGCCAAGATTGGCTATGCCGCAGTCAGCACGGCCAACATCGTGGATGGCTCAATCCATACCGCCAAGATCGGGGATGCGCAGATCCTGACGGCAAAAATCGGTGTCGCGCAGATTGATACCCTGCGCATCGCCGGCGGGGCCGTGGTGGCTGGTAACTCCATGCATGAGGGAATGGCCATTGGATCCTCAAACGGGAGCGGCAATAACTTTTTCTCCCATGGAGCGCCCACCGGCGTAGGCGGCTATTCGCAGTATTTCATTTCCGTCTATTGCTCCAATCCCGGTAGCCCCGGATCTGGCACAAAGTACGTCACTATCAACACCGGTAGCGATGGGGTTGTGTTCGAGAAGTCATTTATTGCTGACCCAACCTACCCAGTTGAGCAAAACATCGCCAACTACAAGACCTTCCTAAACACTACGTTTAGCTGGGTCGGGGGGTATCTTGGTGCGGGGAGCTGGGCGTCAATCGGCATTAACATCGGGCGCCCCGGTTCGGGTCAGATCCAGGGCTATGTGCGCATCGCGATTTTCACTTTCCAGAGGTAATCATGAAGTTCATAACGAAGGCGGTCGGGCTGGCCGATATCGAAAGCCTGGACCTGTTCGGCGGGTGGGATTTTACTCAAAGCAGCATCAACATTCCGTTCACGATTTTCAATGATGGCCGCATCCTGGGTTCCGCGACGGTTAGCCTGGCCCTTCAGTCGGTAACTGCCGTTCCGCCCGCCTGGATCCTGACGGATCAAGATAAGGAATTCTGCGTTAAGTCCATGCGTGAAGGGGTTAAGCAGATCGCCGGCTTGGCGGGCGGGCCGCTGGACGGAATCGCGGTGGCGGTCGGCGACCAGCGCCAGGGCACCCCCAGCCGGGTGGTGGTGGACGGGTGGGTCATTGGCCCCGAGGTCCACGCGGTCCAGGTGGCTGCCGATGGCGTCGTGTCTGCGCTGCCGTGCGCCGGCATTTTCTCCCTCCAGCGTATCGAAACAGGTTTTTACTACGATGATATGCAGGTGCCTGCCGGCGAGGATTTCTCCCTGGATCTTCCCACCGGGAGGTATCGGGGCGTGTTTTTCCCGGCCGATCTGCTGTATGGGCAAGGGGGGTTTGAGTTTGAAATCGATTAAGCCCGTACTGGCTGATACCAACCTGATCCGCGCCGGGCAGTACCCGCGCATAGGCGACCAACTGGACGCCATCATGAAACTGGCCGCGCATCTGCGCAGCCAAGGGATAGAGCTTCCCGCCGAGGTGGATTCTTGGGTGGATGCTTGCCTGGAGGTGAAGCGACGCAATCCGCAATCGAAGACAGAGAACAACCCGCCCGCCTGATGCGGGCTTTTTTTTGGAGTGGAGATATATGGCAGAACCTGCAAGCACGGGGGTGGTGGCGGCCGCGGCGGCGAGTGTGACGCTCGCCGGGCTGCTGCCCGGTATTGACGGCAATGCGTTGATCGGCGCCTTTGCGGGGGCGTCGCTCTTTGTGGTGTCGCGCAAGGACGGCGGCTTGCTGTCTCGCGTCTTTTATTGGGCGATCTCGTTCGTGATCGGCTACCTGGCTGCGCCCGACGTGGTGGCGCTGGCGCCTGTCAAAGAAACGGCCATCGCGGCATTCGGTGCAGCCGCTCTTGTCGTGACCGTCGCGCTCGCGGCCATTGAGCGAATCAAGACGTTTGATTTCACGACGATGTTTAAGAAAGGGGGCTGATATGCAACCGGCAGACATGATCGATTCGGGCCACCAGATTCTGGTGGCCCTTTTGTTTGTGGGGGCGAATCTTGCCTCGGCGGTCCGGCTGCTGCTGTATCGCCGCAACGGCGCCAGGTTTCGGCGCGGTATGTCGTGGCTGGCCTACCTGCTGATCGTTGGCACGGGAGGTCAGGCGCTGGATGTGCTGGTACGGCATGAGCCGGTCACCGTCTGGCAGGCGGTAGTGGCGGTGTTGATCGCGGTTCTTGTGTATCGCGCCCAGGGGAACGTGGCGTGCATTGTTAGGGTGAATTCATGACATTGAAAGAGATCATCGCAGGCGCGGTTAATCCGGCGCTGGCGCAGCTGCCGACCAAGATGGACACCGCTGCGGCACGCGTCCTGCTTCTGGCCATTGGCTTGCAGGAAAGCCGCTTTCTCCACCGCCGACAGATCGGCGGGCCGGCGCGGGGCTTCTGGCAGTTTGAACGAGGTGGGGGCGTGCGCGGTGTGCTGACTCATCCGGCCAGTCGTGAGCATGCCTACCGCATCTGCGAGGCCCGCGGTGTGGATCCGCTTGCTGCGGCTGTGTATCCGGCGCTTGAGACCGACGATGTGCTGGCGGCTACCTTTGCTCGCTTGCTCATGTGGACCGATGCGTGGCGCCTTCCTGCCTTGGGGGACGAACAGGGCGGGTGGGAGCTGTATATCCGCACTTGGCGGCCAGGGAAGCCGCATCCGAAGACCTGGCCCGCGCTGTACGCGCAGGCCGTTGCGGAGGTAGGGGGTAGACATGCGGGCATGGCTTGAACGCGTCAAAGGAGGGCTGATGCTATTCGGCCTGGCCCTCGTTGCGCTCGTCAGCATCTTCTATCGGGGGCGGGCGACGGGTCGGCAGGCCGAGCGGCAAGAGCGGGCAGAACAGATCAACGAACAGGCGGCACAGGCCCGCCAGGAGGTGCGCGATGTGCAGAACGAGACGGCGAGCATGGATGACGCCGCTATTGCTGATGAGCTTAAGCGTGACTGGGTGCGTGGCGCCGGCCCGGGTCGGCGTTGAATACTGCGACCATGCAAGGCCGGTCTATTTCGTCAATGCTGGGCAGGTCGACGCCACGCCTGTCGATATCCGTCGGCAGATCCGGGATGGTAATGCCATATGGCGCGCGCTCTGCGGCCCCTGATCACGTAAGGTATAGTAGCCGCGCCAGAATCAAGGAGGGTAGGTTTATGCGTAAGGGAATCGCAGTCTTGCTATTGTCAGCCGTATCCGGCTGTGCTTCGACTCCGGCGGACGTAGATACCGCCCCGAGGGCAAAGGCGTCGGCGATTCTTGACCCTGCGTTGCTCATTCCTGGCTCTGATAAAGGGAGCATTCGTATCATTCGGGACCGCGGTGTGTTTGGCGCAGGAATGTCAGTGCTTATCTATATTGACGGACGTCATGTCGCCAACGTCGATGCAAATCGTGTCCTTGAGCTGCAGGTTCCGGCAGGTACGAAACAGCTTGGGCTTCAGGTCAACGATGTCACAGACCCCGTTGCGTATCAAGAGATTGTCGTTCGACCTGGATCCGTTTACGACTATCGCGTTAGCTCAAGAGGTAACGGCTGGACTGCTGACTGGCGTCTCGATCGATTGAACTGATAAATCATGGCAGAGCCCGCTTAGTACCATCAGGCGAGTGCTACCGGGGAGCCATACCCTTTCGCAGCTTATCCGGCGTTTCCATCATTTCCTGTACGTCCTTGTCGCGCTCGATCACGCAGGGTTCTTCCCGTAGCCCCTTCATGAAGTCGTCGTAGAGGCCGCCCGTGATGCCTGCCGGCCGCTTGAAGTCGTCCGATAGCTGGTAGGCGCGTAGCAGGACCGAGCGCAGCCGCTTGACCTCCCATAGCAGGGCAATCACATCTGGATTCCATGGCTGACGCTCGCGGATGGTCCGCAGGTCGTTATGCGTGAGGGGTAGTTTGAACGGCATGGCGGAAAACACTGGTTATGCATCCAGTATAATCCGCCTTTATCGGGGTCAATTCATCGGCGTTGCGACCAGCTTGTCCGCAGGGAAGGGCGCCAAGAAATCGCGGCTGCCGGCCGCTGTCGCGGTCAGCCAGTCGTCGTAGGCTCCCTCCGGCAGGATGACGACCATCCGTTTTTCCTTGCCCGATTGGTGGTAATGCTTGAACAGAGGGTGATCATCGGCATTGATGGTCAACATGGTGTAGCTTTCCTGAAGCTGCCCGGCGGCGTCACGCCACCGATCCCATAGGCCGGCGATGCCCATGGGTTGGCCGTCCGCACGTGTAAAGCGGGTAGCGATCGACGTCTTTCTCAGCCCTGCGTCGGCCTCCCTCCAATCTGGCTCAAAAATCGCCTCGGCGGGAATGACGCAATGCTGGGCACGGGACCACGCGCCGCGAAACGTGAACGCGGATGTGACCCGGTCGTCCCGCGCGTTGAACGTGGACAGCTTTTCAGCATTCTCCAGACCGTCGGCCTTTGTCATCATGCTGATCAAGCCCCACCGCCCTACGACGGCTTCTCGTTCTGGTACTGCTTCGTCGCTGGCGTCATGTTCGACCGGCCGGCGCACAAACAGCCCCTCGCGCCTGGGCCACATATCGTAGGTGCCCAGCGATGCCGGCTTCTTCGATACGCCGAACTTCTTGAGCAGCAGCTCAGCGTCTTTCAGGGTCTGGTAATGGCTACACATGGAACCCTCCAAGGAGGATCCCAGTATAGGGTCAGTCGTTGGGGATGGGCGCGCGCTGTCGGCGGGCTACATATTCTGCCAAGACGAGCTGGGTGATGGCTTCGAGCAGGTGCTTGTCGTCGTCCGAAAGCGCCTCGAAGAGTTTGGGGGGGATGTTTGGGAAGGGCCAAGTGTGCATGGCGGCACTCTAGCCGCACTTGAACATGCTGTCGCGCGGTAGCCGGGAATATCGGACCGAGTCCCGCCGATGCGTAGCGGACCAATGCCTGCAATGCAAAAGGCCCTCACTGAAGTGAGGGCCTTTTTGAATTCTGGTGGCGCGTCCCTGATTCAAACAGGGGGTCTGCGGATCATGATTTCGCGCCGCTGCGCTGAACGATGCGGAACATGGCGCGGAACAGATGCGGAACACTTTGGCCGGCCTGCTTGCGGCCCATTCGCTAACTGCTTGATATTTCAGTGGTGCCCGGGGCCGGAATCGAACCGGCACGCCTTGCGGCGGGGGATTTTGAGTCCCCTGCGTCTACCAATTTCACCACCCGGGCAAGGGGGTCGCGAACACGTCCAGATGACGGCTGCGGGAGAACGAAGACAGCGATTATATGCGGACTTTCGTAAATTGTCAGGCGGCCCCGTATTGGGGCCGTCTGACCGGGCCGATTCCGGGCGCTGCCCGCAGGCGGCAACCCGGATCGGCCCCTTCCAATACTTACTTCTTTTCGGGCAAGAACCAGTTCATCACCAGGGCACAAATGCCACCGGTGGCCACGCCCGACTCCAGCACGCTTTTGACCGCATGCGGCAGGTGCGACAGGATTTCCGGCACTTGCGACACGCCCAGGCCCAGGGCCAGGGATACGGCGATGATCAGGAGGGCGCGGCGGTCCAGGTGGATGCCGGCCAGGATGTTGATGCCGGAGGCGGCCACGGCGCCGAACATGACCATGGCGGCGCCGCCCAGGACGGGTTCCGGCACGGCTTGCAGCACGCCCGCCACGCCCGGGAACAGGCCCAGCAGGATCAGCATGCCGGCGATCCACACGCCGACGTGGCGGCTGGCGATGCCGGTCAGCTGGATCACGCCGTTGTTCTGCGCGAAGACCGAGCTGGGGAAGGTGTTGAACACGCCGGCCAGGAGCGAATTCGCGCCGTTCACCAGGACGCCGCCCTTGATGCGCTGCATCCACAGCGGGCCTTCGACGGGCTGCTTGGACACCTTGCTGGTGGCGGTGACGTCGCCGATGGCTTCCAGGGACGTGACCAGGTAGATGATCAGCATCGGCACGAACAGCGCCCACGAGAAGCCCAGGCCGAAGTGCAGCGGCACGGGGATCTGGAAGAGCGCGGCTTCGCGGGCGCCGGTGAAGTCCAGGCGGCCCATGGAGGCGGCGGCAATGTAGCCGACGGCCAACGCCAGGACGAGCGCGGTGCTGCGGATCCAGACGACCGGCACGCGGTTCAGCAGGATGATGGTGCCCAGCACCAGGCCCGACAGCGTCAGGTTTTCTGCGCTGGCGAAGGTGCCGTTGGCCATGGCGCCGAAGCCGCCGCCCATGCTGATCAGGCCGACCTTGATGAGCGTCAGGCCGATCAGCAGCACGACGATGCCGGTGACGAGCGGGGTGATCAGGCGTTTGACGAAGGGCAGGATGCGGCTGATGCCCATCTCAACGAAAGAGCCGGCGATGACGACGCCGAAGATCGCGGCCATGACGGCTTCGACCGGGGTGCCTTGCTTGACCATGACC